CGATCATTCTGAATGGACTAGCGACTTGGTCGATAAAATTCGTGGCATGATTCAATATGAGTTACGGGAGGCAAGACGTGACGGGAACGCTGGAGCGTTTTAATTGGGCGGTGCAAGGCGGCTACTCCATCTCGCACGAACCCAATATTATCAATAATGAGTTTGGGGACGGCTATTCTCAACGTGCGCCGAAAGGATTAAACCACGACTTGGTGAATATTTCCGGCGTACGCTGTATTTGTAATTCAGCTAATGCCAAATCCTTACGTACATTTCTTTCTAAACGTGGCGGATATCAGGCGTTTCTGTGGTATTGCAGTCAAGAAGAACGAGATATAAAAGTCTATTGCCCGTCTTGGAGCAGTACACAAAATGGTGGCATTACTACGTTTACAATGACATTTAAAGAGGTGCTGTAATGAGTGAGCCAAAACTAAAGGCGGAACTGGCAAAACTTGAACAGTCGCCTTAATTGATCTATGGGAAATTGATTTAAGAAAACATTTTGATAAAGAAGGTAATGCCGGCGAGCTTTATCGCTTTTATGCCGGTGCCGATTAAACGACAAGCCTATCATCTGGCAAGGTAAAGAATATGTTCCCTACGGTGTGGCAACAAGCGGTTTTAAATTGTCTTCACAGGGTGCAAGCAATCGCCCTACGCTTTCTTTAGGCAATATTAATGGATTTGTGACCCGTATTATTTACGCTTACCAACAATGCCTTGGCGCAATCGTAAGACGTAGGCGTGTCTGTGTTCGGTTCTTAGATGCAGTCAATTTTGAAGATGGCAATCCATACGCAGATCCAAGTATTGAAACGGTTTCAATTTTTGTAATTGAACAACTATCTTCACACAACGGGATTTAGTCAGCTTTGTTCTCGCTACGCCGGTAGAAATGGACGGTGCGCAGATTCCTTGCCGACTATTCTGACGATGTGTCCTTGGCCATATCGAGGAGTTGAATGCGGTTATGACGGTCCGCCTGTGGCTGATGAAAAAGATCAACCGACAACCGATCCGAAAAAAGATAAATGCAGCCGATGTAAAACAGGTTGTGCTCTTAGACGAAATCTCGCTAATTTTGGTGGATTCCCAAGCGTTGATAAATTGGGTAAACATGAATATTCCTGATGAATTAAAAAAGACCTTGCTGACACTGGCAAAAGAATGTGAGCCGCTCGAAATGTGCGGCTTTGTTGTATCTATTGAAGGAAAACTTGAACTTATTCATTGTGAAAATATCGCAGCCGATCCGCAAAATTATTTTGAGTTTCACCAGGCGATTTTATTAAGGCGGAAGAAAAAGGGAAAATTTTAGCCTTAGTCCATTCCCACCTAACGGAGATCCCAAATTGAGTTTAGCAGATAGGCAAATGCAACTTCTATCGGCTCTTGATTGGTGCTTATTTGTGATGATGAGGTTTATCAATTTCCCCAAATTGCGCCGTTAATTAGCCGCATTTTGAACACGGCAAAATGGATTGTTACACGCTTTTTCGTGATTTCTATTATTTGTGCGGTTTTGATTTTCCTGATTATCCCGTGCTGATGAGTGGTGGTGGCAAGGCGAAATCTTTATCTTGAGCATTTAGAAGAGAACGGATTTTATCAAGTCTCGCTTGAAAACATTCAGGTGGGTGATGTGGTATTAGTGCGTATTGAATCTCCAGTGCCGAATCATGCGGCAATTTATGTCGGGGATCAGCGAGTATTGCCACCACGCCCCGAAAAGGCTCTCAAAACGTGATCTTTATGATGGTTATTGGCTCAATATACACATTCAATATGGAGGCATAGAGAATGGTCAATGTCAAATTCTACGGCAGTCTTAAACAATTTGGCAGCCAATTTAGGCTAAATGTAAAACGTAGCAGAAATTGTTGAAGCATTAACACAACAACGTAGAGGCTTGAAAAATCATTTATTAAAAGGTTTTTTTAAGGTTCGTATTGGGCGAAATACTTATTTAGATTCTCGTTATGCGGAACATGAAATTCATCAAGAGCTTAGTGAGAATTGCACCGTACATTTTACTCCGGTATTAGCCGGAGCGAAAAAAAGGAGGGCTTTTTCAGACTATTGCTGGAGCTGTGCTTGTTGTAGTTGGGGTTCTCACGTCGTGGGCCGGCGGCGGGGCGTTAATAGCCGCTGGGGTCGGCTTGATGGCAAGCGGTGTCGCACAAATGCTAACGAAAACACCAAACTCAAATAACGGTAATGACAGGCAAGATAAGCAAAGTTCAACAAGTTTTTCTAATATTTTAACATGGTGGCACAAGGTCGAGCTATGGCATTGTGTTATGGGCGCTTCCGATGCGGATCTCTCGTTTTATCTCAAGGCATTCGTACATACGATGCCGAAAGCGAAGCAGAGAAAAAACCGGCTGAGCGTCGAGACGGGGCTTTAGTAAGAAAAATTATAGGAAGGTATTAAAATGGGTAAAGGTGGCGGTGGCGGCGGACATACTCCGTATGAAGCTCCTGAAACAGGACGCTCAAAACAAAGCGTGCGAGTTGTTGAAAGTATTTCAGAGGGTGTTGTAAAAGGGTTGGTTGATGGAATGAAATCCATCTATTTAGACGATACGCCCATTCAGAATGCCGATAACAGTTTTAATTTTTCAAACGTGACATGGCAAGGACGAAAAGGTCTTGCAGTGCAAGATCAGCTTTCTGATTTTGATACTTCGGAAAGAGAGGTTAATGTCGGGCAAGAAGTAAAAAAATCATCTCCACTTACTCGCACGATCACAGATAAGAATGTATCTAGATTGCGCTTACATTTGGGCGTAAGTAGCCTTTTCAGTCAAAACGATCAAGGTGATACACTCGGATCTAGTGTCAATTTCATTGTTACAGTCGGAGATCAAACTTACCCTCTTAACATTACCGGTAAATATAGCTCTCAATATTTGCGTCAGCTTGATATTGAAAATTTACCGTCAGTACCATTTTTACTTAAAGTTGAACGTGTAGAGCCTGATTCCAAGTCTCAACGTTTGCAAAATAAAACCATTTGGGCGAGCTACACGGAGATCATTGAAGGTGAATACACCTACCCTCACACGGCATTAATGGGGATTGAATTCGATTCAGAATATTTTAGTGCAATTCCAACCCGCAGCTACGAGATCTACGGTATAGAGTGTCTTGTTCCGTCTAACTATAACCCGATAACCCGTACTTACACCGGCGATTATTGGGACGGTGCATTTAAAACCGAATGGACGGACAATCCATTATGGGTGCTTTACGATTTAATGACCAACAAACGTTACGGGCTCGGTCATCGTATTGACGGGTTTTCTATCAATAAATGGGCTTTCTATACTGCAGCGCAGTATTGTGATCAACTTGTGCCGGACGGCTTTGGTGGACAAGAACCCCGCTTTACTTGTAATGTTTGGATTAGTGAATCACGCAAAGCCTATGACTTGATCAATGATATTTGCTCATGCTTCCGTGGCTTGCCTGTGTGGAATGGTTCTGAATTTTCTATCGTATTAGATCGACCAAGTGATCCGGTATGGGTTTATACCAATGCAAATGTGATAGATGGAGAATTTGAATATTCCTCTTCTGCTAATAAAGATCGTCATAATTCGATCCAAATTACCTATTTTGACAAACTCAATAGCTATAAAAGTGCGATTGAGCTTGTTCAAGACGATCAAGATGTGGCAAAAAACGGCTTAAAACAGTTAAAAAAAGCGGCTTTTGGTTGTACCTCACGGGGGCAGGCACACCGCATGGCAAAATGGATTTTAGAAACCGAACGCCTTGAAACTGAAATGGTAACATTTACTGTTGGGCGAGAGGGATTAGCCAATATTCCGGGCGATATTATCCGCATTGCTGATAGTTATTTTGCTGGTACAGAGATCGGTGGAAGAATTATATCCGCAGCCGGAAAAATAATAACAGTGGATCGTGACGTTACTCTTTCTGGAACAAAGCAAGTTTTTTCTTACGTTGATAACAAAGGCAAAGAGCGCCACGCAAAAATCGCTGCGGTAAAAAATAATCAAATTACTTTGGTTGATCCGCCGATAAGTATTGCCGTTCAGTACCCGTGGACGATTTCAAATGAAAATCTTGTCACAAAGCTATATCGTTGCATTACAGTTCAAGAAAAAGATGGCAAAGATCAATTTACTATTTCTGCCATTCAACACGAACCGCAAAAAGAGGCGATTGTTGATAATGGTGCGAATTTTGAACCTCGTGAAACTACTTTGCTCAACACTCCGAAAGTCGGTGATATCCAAATCAACATTGGACCAGACGGTAAAGTTCATGCGTCAGCAGACACAACCGGCGGGGTTGGATTAGTTACCTATGACATCTTTATTTATAAAGATGGAAAATTATATTCATCTAAATTAGGGAGAAAAACAGCCGAACTTGATTTAGACGATCTCGAAAATGGTGAATATACCGTTGTAATTCGTGCGAAAAACCAAAACGGACAACTACTCAATGAAAAGGCAAAACCCTTTACCATCGACCGCCCTCCTGCCCCAACAGGCGTGCGTGCTACAGGTGGTTTAGGCAATATTACCCTTGAGTGGGATTGGATCAACGATGCCACAGCCACCGAAATTTTCGCAGCAGAAACGGACGATATTCAAACTGCAAAACGTATTGCAAAAGTCACCGCTCGAATGTACACCCACGAAGTGGGCGCAAAACAAGTGCGTTACTATTGGTTGCGTCATACCCGTGGCATTAATGTCGGCCCGTTTTATCAACAATCAGGCTTAAGGGCGGAAAGTGCGGTCGATATTGACGAAGAATTAGCGCTACTTAATGAAAAGTTGTCACAAAATATCGTCAATGAAGTGATTGATACCGCATTGCCGGCACGCAATCTTGAGCTAATCAAAACGGTGACGGGATTAAACGTTAATGAGTTTGCAGGCTATAACCAAGTCCATAACACCACTGACGGCAAGTTGTACACGTGGAATGGAACCAAGTATGTTGACAACAGCATTGATGTTGGGAAATTACAAATCCCGACAAAACAGCTCACCGGCACCCTCACTGCACAACAAATCGGTGCAAATGTTATCGGCACTCAACACTTAGGTGCCAATATTGTGACGGCGGACAAAATGGCGGCGGATTCCGTCAGCACGGCAGCATTACAAGCCGGTGCGGTTCGTGCAAGTCACGTTGCCGCAGGTGAATTAACAGCGGATAAGTTAGCGATTGGGTTGGGTGGGAATTTGTTGTATAACCCGATTTTTGCAAATCCTACAAAAGGTGTTCCTGATGGATGGACTGCTACTGAGAAAGGTGTTCCTGAAGATAAGAAAGGAGAAAGATATTGTAGGCAAGATACTGAATTTAAATTAGGTGGATATTTAAAAAATGAAAATGTTTTAAGGTGGCATAATAAAATAACTAATCGTAACGATTCAAGATGTGGAATACATCAAAATGTGGCTATTAATGCAGGTCATTGGTATATGATTTCAGCGTATATGGGTAATCATAGTTGTAAAAGAGTAGAAATATATATTGATGTAAGAGGGGCTAATGGAGAATATTTATTAAATAAAAAAGAAGGTTTTAGTAACAGGTATAGCTTTCAAGGTATTAATAATGCCAAAAGAGTATTTATTAAGTTTCAAGCCCCTCCTAAGGCGGTTAGTCTTGATGTATTCTTTTTCTTTTATGATGGTGATAAGTCTAATCCTAATGGGGCTTGGATGTTCGTGGCTCGCCCTATGCTTGAGGAATGCACAGCACATACTAAAGAGCCGTCTGCTTGGCAAAATGCCGGTGTAACGGCGATTCACGGTGGCTCGATTGTCACAAACACCATCACCGCGCAACAAATTGCTTCCAATACGATTACAAGCAATCAGATCGCAGCCGGTACTATCGTCGCTCGAAATATGGCAGCAGGCAGTATCAATGCCTCGCATGTTGTCTCTAAGACATTGACTGCGGATAAACTCAATATATCGAGTTTATCAGCGATTAGTGCGAATTTAGGACGAGTGACAGCTGGAACAATCACAGGGACGACTATTGAAGGGAATAACATTCGTGGCGGAGTGGTATCGGGTACAACAATTAATGGTTCAACAATTAATGGAGGATTGATAAAAGGGGCAAGGATTGAGGGGATAACAGGTGAATTCACTGGTTCGCTAAGAATAAGTCAATTAGTGGGTGGTAATATCTATGAAACATTGTTAGTTGATAAATGGAAGGCTCTTGATAGAAGAGTACGTTTTGATACTAAAGATAGTACAGGGGTAATAAAACGTGAGTATTACTATGCGTATGAAGCAAAAATCAATATTTTGCCTTCTGGTGCAAAACGATGGGTACAAGTTCCGTTTAATATTACCACATCGGATTACAGCCACATGGGAGAAAATGAGAATTTAACTTTGTACAAAAGAGGAAATTTATCTCATCTTGCAAATGGAAGTTTCTCGAAAGTGACCAATACGACATTCATTCTAAATGAAAATCAGCAATTAAATATAAAGCTATTAGCGTGGGCTAGTAACGAGAACAGTCTAGATAAACCGCTTATTACAACTATTCTCTATTCCAATTCAAGGCTTTTGGTTAAAGTTTAAACACAGACCACACAAAAGTGCGGTTAAATTTAGGCGATTTTTTCAATATAGCCTCGATAGTACAAACTGTCGGGGTTTTCTTTTATCTAAAACAAGGAGTCTTTTATGACAACATTTAACAAAATCTTAAACCCAATGTACTCAGCGATTGCTAGTTACAGTACGCAAGAAGACGGTTCAATCAATGCAAAATACGTTATCGGCACCGGCACAGATAATGACGGCGTCGTCACAGATTTCACACCGATTATCAGTGAATATAAATGGATTGATGCCGAAGCGGCAAAAGCGATTAATGACGCACCTTTTACTAAAGAGGACATCGGCAAAACGCCAACACAAATTATGCTTGCGCGAATCTACAATCATTTGAAAGAAACGCAGCAAATTTACGTTTAGTCACAGCCCTCAAACTAGGGCTTTTTTATTGGAGCGAAAATGGAACAAATCGACTTAGAGATGGTTCGGGGCGACGATGAAGGTTTTACATTTGAGGTTGTGGAAGATGACGACCAAGAAAGTGCGGTCAATTTTGACGGCTGCCGACTTGATTTACACATCAAACCCAAACGGGGCGATGTTATCAAACTATCAACTCAAACAGGAGAAATTGCCGTAGAAAATCACCTTATCCACATCTCAATCTCACATGATAAAACGCAGGGCGTGAAGTGGGAATCTGCCAAATGGGATTTGCAATGTATCGACCAATATCACAAAGTGCGCACGATTGCCGGTGGAGAATTGACATTAATCCAAGATGTTACGGTGGTGAACGATGATTAATGTTCTTTCAAAGAAAAAACCGTACAAAGTGCGGTTAATTAAAACCCAATATATCGTCTTAAACCACAAGGAATATGACGAATCTCTCAACAAAATTTACCAACAAACAAAACAGGAGCTTAGAAATGGCGAGAATAAATAAAAACCAACCCGTCGATGCAATGTTTGCCTACAACGTGGCAAAAGATATAGTTAATCTTGAAAACGAGATTGAAGTATTAAAAAATCAGCCTGTCCCACGGGTAATGGAAGTAGAAAACAGATTGGTTGCAACAGACAATGCTGTGTACAGACAGGTAAAGAACTTGGCTAATATCAAGCTCGTTCAGACAGGGTATAGAGACGGTATTTTTTGGTATGGTGACAGACCAAATGATGGCTATTGGTTAGACCCTTTTACCCAGCGGGTCTATTTAAGACGTGACAATCAAGACAGCGAAGTGGAATTGCCAAGTCCGGAGCTTGTGCGCAGATTGAATATCAGTTACCGCTTTGACCAATTTGGTGAACTAATGGGGTATCCACTCTCAGATGACAATCACGTGCTGAACATGGATTTTGAGGAATTTAAAAAAATCTCGATTGAAGTGGGAATATTTACTTTTGAAAATCTCAATAATAAACAGAAAACAACAGGGTTGTTTGGTTTTGCCTTTGCAGGTGAGTCTTTTAAACTCTATTACCTCGGCGTAGAGGTTTATTCCAGCATCATAGAAGATGGCGGGAATGAGTCTGAGCGTTAAAATAAATTTTTGATAAAAGCGCGGTAGGTTTACCGCACTTTTTCTTTGACGCGTCAATCTTGATTGTCCTATTCTTGTGAAGAATATGAGTAAGGTAATTTGATATGAAGCAATGGAGAGTGTGTCGTAGATGTGACGTAAAAGGAGTGAAATGAGGTAAATAGATGTAGAACACTATCAAAATGCAAAATGATTAGCTTTGCAAGTCATTGTTTTTAATGTGAAATTTTATCTTTATGAAAAATATATAGAGAACTTCTAAGGCGTGGGTCAAAGGTTCGAATCCTTTAGGGCGTGCCATTAAAAGTCTTATTTTTCAAAAAGTTATATGTTACGCAACAAGTTTTAAATGTGTCTTAGGCTTTGGGTGTGTCGTAAATGTGCCGTGAAATTCTACTTTGTTTGCGTGTTCCAACAAATGATCCGCATTCAAATGAGCATATTTCTTGACCATTTCGAGAGTTTCCCAACCGCCTAATTCTTTGAGCGTGAATAGCGGTGTACCTGCTTGAACGTGCCAGCTTGCCCAAGTATGCCGCAAATCGTGGAAATGGAAATCAACTAGAAAGCATTTTTTCGTTGCTAGCGTGAAAGACTTTCGGTTGATATCCGTTAGCGGATTACTGTTTCTACCGACAAACACATATTTGGAATGCCTGTTACGAATGGATTTAAGTAAGGTGATGGCTTCATCATTGAGTAATAATGAGCGAGCTTTTCCAGACTTAGCGACATCGTTAGTAACCAATGCTACTTTACGCACGAAGTCGATTTTATCCCATGTTAAAGTGAGGATTTCGGTACGCCTTGCTCCTGTCATTAAAGCAAATGAGCATATTGCTCGCATCCAATCTTGGCTAAGTTTGCCAATTAATTCTCGTGCTTGTTCTTTAGTGATCCAACGCACTCGGATTGGCGGCTCTTTTTTCTTAGGGATATAGGGCACTTTGTCTAGTATCCCCGCTTTATGTGCAAGATTCAAGATCAAAGAAATAGATTTGATATATTTGTTTTGGGTAGCATTAGCAAGAGGTTTTTTAGTGTTCATATTCTTGGTGGGAATATGTTGTAAAATTTCCTGTGTTGTTAAAGAGCTTAATACTCGTCCTGAGAATTTGCTACGCCAGTAGATGGCGTGCCGTTTTTTAGTTGCAGTATCTTTTTGACCTTCAGCAGAGCGCACATAATGCAGTAATGCTTCTTCAAAAATATACTCTGGCGGAGCATCAAGTTTATCAATTTTCCACATTTCAGCTTTAAGCCTATCGTGATATTGTTGCGCTTCCTTTTTTATAGTCGTGCCAGTTGAGCGTCTAATTCTTTTACCGCTTGGGGTTGCGAGATCAACCCACCACGGACCATTTTCGTTTCTTTTGTAGATCGACATAGTTGTACCTCTTCGACCGACAAAGCTAATCTATCAGCATTATCAGATCGTTTTTTGAGTAGATCAAGATCGGACTTATGAATACGCCAAACGCGAGAACCTGTCATTTTGAAAAATCCCCAATCATAAATATGGTTTCGAACGGTTCTTTCTTTAAGGTTTAAGTATTTTGCAACCTGTTTGATTGTTAGGGTTTCTTCCATACTCTCTCCCTAAAAATACTTTGATTTCATCAGCCGTAATAATACTTTTTCAAACTTTCGAGCGTGTTGTGCTTCAAATCTCAACCACTTAAGGCGGATATGTTTAGGCTTCCAACGATTTGTTAGCCACTGATTTTGATTTGCCATTTCAGCGAAAGCTCGTTTATAAATCTTCTTCATTTGCCGGAAATTCCACGATTTTTTATGACCCTTGAAACATAAAATTTCAGTTTCGTGAAATTTGATATTGTTCGCTTTGAGGTTTATCATTTTCTGCTCCAATAAAAAACCTAGCTTTCGCTAGGCTTGTTTAAGTAATTAATCATCTTTTCTCCAATCCACCGCATTACCGGCACGGCCATTGAGTTTCCAATCGCTTTATAGCGTGGACTATCAGGACAGTCTTCCGCAGGTTTATTGCGATACGGGATTTTCGTCCAGTTATCCGGAAAGCCTTGTAGCCGTTCACATTCAATTGGAGTAAGTTTTCTAATAACTGTAGCTGTAGTCACGGCATGAACATCGGTGCTTGTTAAGGTATAGCTTACCCCGCTTTCATCAAAACCATTGCCGTTACCGCCGTTTTCAGGTTTTTGCCCAATCGTATTGCCTGCAAGAGCAACACAAGGAACATTATTACCGCCTGTTCCCATTCTTGCTGTCAGTGTGGGGGTTGTGTCGCATTCCTGTAATCTCACAACATCGGAACGATGTGCAATATCAAACACGATATTTTCCTGCCCGCCATTTCGTCCCAAACAATGTGCGGTCGTATTGCTAATAATCGGGTCTTGCGTACCGTGAACAATAAAAGTTTCACTCCCGCCACCACAATCTCCACCACTAGAACGCAATTTTCCACTGATGGTTTCCTGAGAAAATGAAGAAAAACCATTTTTAACGATAAAGAAGTCGCCACTAAAGGCCTCTTGATTTCCAAGCCATTTAGTACCGCAGTTTGCGAGTAGTGTGCCTGTTACTGATTCACCGCTTGCAAGAGAGCCTTTTCTAAAATCAATGGTAGCGTTTTGTTGCGTAATTTTGCTCGGTTCAATATCCCCTGACACGCTTTTTTGCTCAATGAGTATTTCTGCGATACTTCGTCTTCGAGCACTTGCCACAACAAACACTCTTTTACGTCGTTGGGCAAGTCCGAAGTATTGAGCATCGAAGGTTCGCCACGCGACAGTTCTTCTTGAATGCACATAACCAGAGTTTGTCCATCGTTTCCCTGTTGGTTGTAATGGCTGACTTTCTTGAACCAGCCCAGCCAAAAAGTATCCGAATGCGTTGTCCGAAGTGGATAAGACACCCGGTACGTTTTCCCACACGAGGATGCAAGGTGGTTGTCCGTCTTGGTTTCTGACATAATCAATAGCCTCTAAAATATGAATTAAAGCAAGGGTTAAATTCCCTCTGTCATCGTTTAAACTTTCCCGTTTGCCTGCAACTGAAAAGGCTTGGCAAGGAGTGCCACCAACTAGAACATCCGGTGCCGGCACTTCACGATTAAGGATTTTTTCAGGTAAGGCGGTCATATCGCCAAGATTTGGAATATCAGGAAAGTGGTGAGCAAGTACAGCGCAAGGGAACGGTTCAATTTCAGAAAACCATAATGGCTTTCCCAATCCTTTCCACGCTACACTTGCCGCCTCAATGCCCGAACAGATTGAGCCGTAGGTAAACATTTTCTCTCCATAAAATAAAACCGCTCACATTTCTGTAAGCGGTCGGTTAGTCTCTCATTGTTGATAAACAAACTCCGTTGTTAATCAAAAACAACGGAATTTGATTGGCAAATCAGGGATTAATCAACGATGGCGACTTTGAGTTTGCCACTCAAAGCATCGCACCAAAGTTGAGCGTGTTGTTCTGTTGCAAATAACTGCTTATTTTGTAAACGTAATTTAACATCTAAATCATTAAAATTTTTTGAAGAATAATAAGCTGGGAAAAGACAGCTAGGCATAGATCCAACAAACCAAGCCTTTTCTAAATCCCCGAACTCCGTAATTGGTTTCGGCAATTCTTTATATTGAGCCTGTGATTTTTCAGGCTCTTTCCACATTACATAATTTTTTTGTAAATCATTTAAAGTAATACTTACACATTCACCTTCTGAAATTTCTAAATAATACTCATCTGTAATATATGATTTGCCAACAATATGAGAAGGATAGTCCGTATCACCTTCTTTGTATTGAATACCTTGTCCTGTTAATGCTCGTTCTAAGTTGAAAGGTTCTGGTTTATCTTGCCATAAACCTACAATATCATGTACAAATTCTGAATCTAAACAATAGGTAAAATTTTTTGTATAACAGATTGTATTTTCATAATCACCATTCTTGTTATATGTTGCAAATACTAAAGGATATTTTGTATTCCCCATTAATTTACCAATATACTTAACTTTAGTACCATTTTTAGTAACACCATAAGCACCATTTAATAATTTTTGTTTAATTTCTTCTGTTAGCATAATTTATACCTCTTTCAGTTAAATCTATTGTATGTATTACAGCCTCTATTACATTTGGGTGAAATACAGCTTTCATTTTTTCTTTATCAAATTTAGATATTCGCCGCATAGATAATCGTGCAAGACAGTGCAATAGTGTTCGGATCGGCGAAGTGAAAAACTTTGGTGTGTTCGGTGTTTTCTATTACTGTCAGTTTGTGCCGTTTAATACTTTCAAGAAAGCATTCATCAAAGTTACCTTTCATTTTCTCCCTCTCTTTTTACTTTTCCGCATTTACTCCCTGAAAAAAGACCGCCCATTGAAAGTAGGCGGTCTAATATTCATTATTTCCTGAAATACTTTCATTCAGATTTTTAATAAGAGCCTCAAATCTTTTTGGGGTTTTGTTTCGACATAGAAGTAAAAACTGAATAGTTTCATCATCAAATAATTCTTCTAGCAACTCGTATTTCTCAATAACATTATTCTCTATTATGCGAACAACTTTAAAGCCATCTTGTTTATTTATGTGTAAATTCGTCAAATACCGCACACTTTTATTATCTTCAAAATGAAATTCTGCAATCATCTTTCTCATAATTCACCTCTTAAAAACAAAACCGCCCCTAAGAGCGGTTTAGTTAAACTCAAAATATTTTAGCAAGTTGCTATTCTTCGTCTGATTGTTTAAGCCCACAAAACTCGGTCGTCAAATTATCGAAAAGCTGTCCTAGCTCTGATGTCATCAAGAAGAAATCCGCGTCAAAGCGTTGAGCTACATCTTCTTTGAGAATGTCGTCATTTTTCTCCCGAATAACATCAGCGAACTTAATTTTAGAAAGCGAGCCGGTTTCACTTAGTGCAAAACTGATGTGATCTTCCCAATCTAGTGCTAATTTCGTGACAACATTTTTAGCTCGCAGCAATCCATAAACCTCTTCGCTTTCTAAGTCCTGATGTTTAAATATCACTTGCCCGTCAGCATAGATCGACCTTAATTTGCATTCTTCCTGCAACATCAACCAGTCCGGCATTCGACCACCGATCCAGCTTGTCATTGTTTCTGCCGGGTTACACACAAAGCTAACCGGAACAGCAGGTAATGAACCGAGAGATTTACGCAACAAAGCCAACACATCTTCGGCGCGCTTCGCTGAGGCTGTATCAACATAAATAAGTTGACGTGCAACATCAATTAGAAGTGCCATATGCTGATATTTACTGAATGCACGGGGAAGTAATGTTGCAACGACATCATCTTTGATTATCTGCTTCTCTGTTTTCTTGAGTTTCCGCTGTTCTTTTTCCTCTAAGGCGGAAATGCGAGAATCAGTTTCTTTTTGAATAACGCTTGTCGGCAAGATTTTCTCTTCTTTTTGAGCAACAAGTAAAATATATCCGTTGCCGTTAAAAAACAGCTGTTCGCTTGTTGCAAGCGGATTTGTCCAACCAAATTTACTCGCCTCATTTGCGCTACATTCAACGAATTTACATTCTTGTAATGCGTGTTCAAGATTTGAAAAATCTAATGCTTTTGTTAAGCGATAGATAATGGCATTTTTAAACCAAAACATAATTTATTCCTCATAAAAAATGCTCTTAATTAAGAGCGAGTTTGACTAACTACCGGCAACTCAACAAACGCATTGAGCGGTTGCGGTGATAACGATTCTTCCGGTATATCTAATCGTCCGCCTAGCGTTGCATAACCTGCAATATCACGCCAGTGATCGACTTCGTGCGGATTGCCGTTTAATATTCGGGCCAGTTTTGTCGCAATCATCGTGATGGCATATTTGTGCGTGCTATCAAGATTTTTGGATTTTTCGATATGCTTTAAAATATCGCTGAAGATAAGTGCACCGGTATGGAAATTCCCGTGCGTTTCTTCACGCTCTTGTAGCGTTTCATTTATGTTCATTTTTCTTATCCTTATCCTTGTCCTAAAATTCTGCTCTTCGCCACTTCGATCAATAGTTGATACTCGCGTTTGGTTTTCTCGTCATGTACTTTCGCCGATTTTGCTAAAAACTCATCGACTGTGCCGGTAAAACAACCTCTTGTAACGATTAAGTCATCCTTGCCATTAAACACTGTGAGTGTACCGTTCTCGGTACCGACATTACTCGCCCAGAAAATCATTTTTCGCTCGGAAACAATGGCGCAAGAACTAACCCGAGCGTTGCCATATACCCGAGCGTTGCCATATACCCGAGCGTTGCCATATACCCGAGCGTTGCCAAATACCCGAGCGTTGCCACATACCCAAGCGTTGCCATATACCCAAGCGTTGCCATATACCTCAGCGTTGCCATATACCTCAGCGTTGCCATATACCTCAGCGTTGCCAAATACCCGAGCGTTGCCATATACCCGAGCGTTGCCATATACCTCAGCGTTGCCAAATACCCGAGCGTTGCCACATACCCAAGCGTTGCCAGATTGATCTAAATTTTTCTCTGCTTCGATATAGCCGCCAAGTTCGCCGGCAACTACTGCACCAAAAGAGATTAGGGCTTTAATGCGATATAGCGTTCTGCCCAAATATTCTTTGGTGTCATCTTTCAACAGTTCGTATTTCTTTTGCATTTTGTTTGTCCTATAAAAAAGCCCACGGTTAAGTGGGCGGTGTGGTTCAGAATGGGATTAGCTCATTTCCTGAATGAGCTGTTGATAATATTCTTGGGCAGCACTAACACGTTCTTTGATTTTGTCGATGATGGCGTTATCACGTTTGACGGTCACGGTAGTGATCCGTTTGTCTTGCGGAATTTGTTCGACTAAATCAATGTAGCGTTCGGGGCTATCATAACTACTGAGCATTTCGTAAGGAGTAGGGAAGAGGACAAAATCAATTTGTGCTTCTTCACAATCCCATAGCCACATATAGCCTTGCATTTGAATGTCATAACCGGCTTTTTTCGCTTTATCTTCGGCTTCGTCTGTAAAGAACGGGTGAGTGCCAATATCCCACGAGCATTTTGTATCAATAATGAGCTTGCGAGAGGGAACGTAAATATCACACTCTCCCGTGATCCATTCATTCTCTCGGCGTTCAGTGTTTTTCTTGAGGGGCAAGCCTCGTTTTCTGGCCACTTAATTTAATGGCTTGTTCTTCCAGAAGATTCCCTTTTTCGGTGTATTTGTTGCCTTCAAATCTTGATAACCGAACAGATCGAATTTAGCGATCTTTCTGACCGCACTTTTGGCGGTGTCGGAAAGTCCTTCTCCGCCTCTCTTCTGTGGCATTAAGTCAGCAAGACCTGAACATCTGGCTTTGAATTGGTACATCGTTATTCCTTATTGTTGAATGTGAGAAATTTTCCCATCGTAGTCGTGGGTGAGATCCAGTTTGATATGCGCTGATAATCACAAACACGGCAAGCACAATTTTTAAACCTTTCTTGAACATTTTTTCTTCCTTTTGCTGAAATTTGGGTGCAAGAAACGCCACACGATTTTCACGGGGAAAAGTGCGGTCGGTTTTGATTAAGTTTTAGATTACTTGGTAGTTATTAGATTTCGGGTTGTAATTCTCGAGGTGTTTTAGCACTCGCCAGTTACTCTCATAGTCGTATTTGAAATCGGCTGTAAGGCGTTTCAGTAGCTTATGAACTTCCCGAATAGTGTGCTTATATTCGTAGGCTTGTCCGTAGATTGCACCGGAATATTTTGAACCGATAGTTTCCATTGCCGGATAAATCATTCGGCAAGTTTCTGTGCCTCGTAAGGCGATAAACCATATCCACGGCAGTAGTTGAAGTTCGTACTCGGTAAATTCAAACTTGAATTTCTTTTCCGGCTCGGGCAAGGCGAGTTGTTTTGGCTGATTTTTCTCAATTAGAATTTTTTCAATTTGTTCATCACACCAAATAGCAAATTCAACATTTAACCAACGAGCAAATGGAACAGCAAGACGACGGTGTAGCCAAGTGCCTTGTTGAGATAAATCTTTACCACCTTTGATTGTTTTTACGAAGTGGGATTTCCCTACTTTGGCAGCGTTACCAGATTTTCTGGTTTCGGTCTTTTTGCAAAGGGTTTCAATATATTCTTGAGTTGTCGGTAACGTTAGCCAGTCATTAGGACGTTTATTAAAATGTTTTGCAATAGCCGTTGCATTAAGATATGCGTCATCTTGGAAGAAAACTTGAGTGCCGTTGTAATCGGCGGTGATGATATTTGTCATTTTGACTCTCCACTTGATATTTTCGATAATTCACCATTTTTTCGACAAATGGTGCCGAGAGGTTCGAAAGCCTTCAAGTGGTTAGGCTGGACGTATTTCCCTTGCGGGTATTGTATTAGTCGCCCTCTCGACTTAACGAGATTTCGGCATAAAAAAGACCGCACTTTGGCGATCCGTTTACTACCGCCACTTGAAAAAGGTTTCGACACCTTGGGGCGGATAGTAGTATAAAGTGTTGGGGTTGTCAAATTAGACTTCATTTTTATCTAAAATATCAATTAAATTTTTGATGTGGTAAAGCACGATTTTGTCGTCTACCGTGTGAACCATTACATCAACAATAAAGAGTTTGTGGTAGGGGTGTTCTCGCATTACCATCGTCTGTTTAAGCTCGTTTGTTTCAAAAACTCACTTTAATCGCTTTTTTAGTAAAGGCTTCGATAATAGCTTTGTCGATCTGTTTATCTGCAGCTGTAACGGCTAATTGCATTACACAACCTTTTTGCAATCCGACAATCGGTTCTTTCATTTCATCCATTTTCTTGCCGATTAGATGCTGTAATGCATTCGCTTTCATATTGTCGGCTTCAAGTGAATATGAATACCACCATCAACTTTGATTGAGCCGATAGAAATGCTTGCTTTTGGGTCATTTGCAACAGGTTCTAAGGCGTGGCTTAGATGGCGCAATTCGCTTACATTTATATTGTCGGGCTGTGGTCGCTTTCCTTGTAGGCCAGCCGTATGTTTTGAGGCAAGACGTTCTCCAAACTCAAAAATAGCATTGCTATGTTCAATAAGTGTGTAAGTTGCGGCAACATAAGTTCCTAACTCGACAATAATGTACCTTTGGTAATTTGTGTAACGTAGATGTTACTATCACAAGGTTGTAAATTTTGTTCTGGGTGTAGAGTTTTGAATAAAGCGTGAATATTCTTTTGAAATGCCATCTAAACTTTGACATAAGGTGGATAACTCCACTGGTTTATCATTATGTAAGTAAATTTGTAATTTCATATTCTCATCGATTACTGTAAATGGTTTCTGTCATAACACGCCTCAAAATTCAGATACAAAAAAAGCCACTTAATTGTGGCTTGCCGACTTTCTGTTGAAAGTAGGCATAGTCTAGAATAAAGGGCGGTGGGTGTCAAATGTTTAGATTAGTGATTGTCGAATAATTAGCTCTTGGTGTGCTGAAATATCGTCTGATTGCAATGCACATTGTTGAATATATTTTAGATGTTCATTAACTAATATTCCACAATGAAATAATTCAGAATTACCTATTCGATTGCCCAATTCATTTTTATCAAGTTCATAAAATTCATCAAAACAAATCCAAGTATTTTTACTCAGTATAGGGTTACTATTTTGTGGCAAAAAGAATGCTTGATGCGTATTTAACTGACAACCATATTCAAGGGTATATCTCCACCCCTTTGAAAGTGGTTTTAGCTACAATCAATTTTTGTGATGTCATACCCAAAATAATTAGGTATTTATCACGCTCTCCGCCATCATTAAACTTGAATTTAGGATGAAATAAGATTGAACCCAACTGAAGCATTACTTTAACACCTCAAGCAGTGCTAGACGTTCAATACTGTCCTTGTGCATTGACTCCCTATTTTGGCTTGGTAATGCTAACTCATAAGGAATTATTTCTTTCTTTTTGCCTTCAACTTCATAGATTTGATGCCACGGTAAACGTTCAAGGTGGGTTGCTTCGATCATATCATCAGCAAATGCATTTTTATATTGCTGTGCTAATGTATTAAGTATTTTTAATTCTCGTTTAGAAAAATGGGTTTGATCAAATTCAGACAAGGCATTAAATTTCAGCATTTCTTGTCTTCCTTTACGGATGGGAATTTGTTCAATTTTGATTTTAGCTAGAAAATCGGCTTCTGGCTGTTTTAATTTCTTCATGTAAATCGACAGGTACAGGTCCCATTTTCCAAGCAGAATAATCAAGCCCTGTTACGGAACGCCCTACTTGTTTGTAATGCTCAAAATCAAGGAAATAAAGCAACTTAAAGAGCTTATTTTTCCCTAACTTTTCAACATTTTGAGAAAAAAAGTAATTACTTGTAACAATTTTTCTCTATTGTGAGTGATGAGCATTGATTTTCCTCTTTTGACTAGTGTGGTTATAGTACTTAATTTTTAATTTTAAATAAAGAATAAGAATTTCTGACGTTATAGTTTCTCCAACTTCTCCAATTCGTCATACTGTTCTTTGCTGAACTCATACATCCCACTATCACACAATTCTTGTAGTGTGGTTTCACCGTTGATGATGTTTTGTTTGCATTGTTCAAAGGTTTCCTCATCAACAACTGTAATGATGTTATCCTCTTCTTTTTTGCCGCCCTCTTGCTTGTCCATTTCATCAATGCGGTATTTGTCGTTTCCATTTTCAATTTCAACCTCTTGCGATTTGTTCTGACGTTCTTCCATTGGCATTTTACTGAGAACATATTTAATGGCTTTCCCAATGTACATTTCCAAATTCACAAGGTGTAAGGCGAATAGCTGCCATTTTTCTTGCTTGGGCTGACTCCGGCAATTTGTAGGATTTTGCCAAAACTCACAAGCGGTGAGAAATTTCATTGTTTTCTTTTGTGGAAACCAAAACGCCACGGAGATGACCTTCAACCCAAGCCGGTTCATAATCTTTTTGGTTATCAACATCAGGGATATGTTTGACGACAGTGTCAAATCCATCGCTTACCATTTCAAATTGATCGCAGTCAAAAATAGGTGTCGCACGTAAATTAATGCCGGCGTTTGGCTAATAATTGCCATCCTTTGTAGCCAATCTGAAATTCGCATCTTTTTTGTACTTAACGATA